GCGAGGTGTGTGGCTCGGGATCGCACGGGAAGTCGGAAAAGCCAGTCATGTCGGCTGGCTCGTTGTTCACGATGGTGTAGCCCTCGCCCAAGCAGCACACCTTGCGCAGCTCAGGAATGCCGTCGCCGTCGTAGTCCACACGCATGTAGCCCTCAACGTACAGCGCACGCTGCATGGCCGGGTTGTGCGACTCGTTGATCGAGCCGATGGTGGTGGTCGTTGGACGGCGGCGCAGGTACTCGTCGTTGTACTCAAAGTCGGTCGTGGAGATGGTCTCCATGATCAGGTCTTCGTCGTATCCCATCTCAAGCAGCTCGGCCACGGTGGCCATCTTGCGGTGGCCAACAAACGCAGCGGACTCCAAGTCACGGGCGTTTCGGTCAATCAAAAACTCTTCTGGGGGCACGCCCTCAATGCAAATCTTGCCCTCCTCAATCGTGCGCTTGACCTCGACGTCAAACAACTGGGGTACCGGCAGCATCATCGGCTGGCCGGTCATGGGGTCCATGGTCAACTGAGGCTCAAGCACGTCCGGGTCGTCGTACTGGGTGATCACGGTCACCACGGCACCCGACTCCTGCTGGATCAGCATCACGGTGCCCTCGTCCAGCCCGGTGTACTTCTCGGTGCGCACGGTGGTGTTCTTGGCCCACCACGTCTTCACGATGCCGCACTTGCGGACCAAGCTGTCTTTGAAGGTGCCGTACAGCACCATGAAGCCGGGGTTGTCTTGGTTCAGGACGTAGTTGGCGTAGTCGCTCGCCTGCTCTGCGGCCTTGACGTCCTCGGGGCCACGGGGCATGAACTCGACCACGCGCTCGGAGCTGAAGAACACCCGCATGATGCTGGGCAGCATGGCGTTGACCGTGTCGCGCACCTCGGTGGCCACCACACGGCTGTTGCCCTCCTCCTCGTTGCCGAACGGGTCGCCACGGTAGTAGGCCGTGGCCTGAGCGCGAGACGGGCTAAGGTCGGTGTCAACGTAGGTGACGGCGTCCTCGATCTCGGCAGAGACCACCGACTGGAAGTCGTGCTCGTTCATGAACAGGGCAGACGACTCACCGGTCTCGTCCTCCTCCAGCTCGGCCACCTCGCGCTGGGCGTCCTCGGCCAGCTTCATGCCGTCGTCTTGGTAGCTCTCGTCCGTGTCGTACTTTTTCATATCCTCACCATTTCACCTTATTGGCCCAAAACGCAGCAGACATCTTGCCCTTGGCGATGTTCTGTGCGTGTCGGGCCTTGAATGCTTCGTTTCGCTTGCTGCCATCTGGAGACCCAGAGACACCTTGCTGGCCAAAGCGAATCGTCTTGACTTGGTCGCCATCCTTGGCCACCACGACGTGGGACTTGGTTGGGTGGCCCGGTGTCTTCTTTGGCTTGTTGTAGCCTGCGACACCGGCTCGCTCAAGTCGAGCGTCCTTCTTTGTGGCCATTACTTGGCTTTCGCCTTGGCCAAGCACTTGCCAGCGGCCTTGCACTTGCCCGGTGTTGGACAACCGGCGCAGGGTTTGAACGACTTGATTGGGATCATCTTCTTGGTGGCCATGTTCATTTGCCTTTCTTGGCGGTTTTTGCCGAGGCCTTGAAGGCCGCAGCGGTTGGGGCACCCTTGGTGCCGGGTTTGCGCATCTTCTCCTTGGAGCCTTCTTTGATGCGCTCGCGCTTTGCTGCGATGTTTGCGTACAGACCCTTCATTTTTTGCCTTTCTTTGCCTTGGCCTTTTCGGCCACACTCAAGGCAATGGCCACCGCCTGCTTCTGCGGCTTACCAGCCTTGACCTCTTTCTTGATGTTGGAAGAGACCGTTTTTTGAGAATAGCCTTGTTTCAGTGGCATAAGTTCACCTCGCTTGCGCGTGATTTTCGCACCTTTACGCCAGCCGTGGCACATTCCTTCGCAGGGGCTTGGCCCAGTTCTTGGAGCCACCAGTGGAACCGTACATGCCCGTGGCCGCGTCCCCAGCAAACGTCAGGATCAAAGAATCGGCGCAGTCGGGTGACTTCAGGCCGCGCTTCTTGATGTCTTCCTTGGACTCCACACGGGTCTTGCCCGTGCTGGAAAACGTGTACCGCACGGTGGCCAGCTCTGCCGTCAGTCGGCTGTCGTCGGGGATGCGGCAGTCGCGCTTCTCGAACCACGCCTTGCACTTGTACCAAAGCTCGGCCTTCAGGTTGGCGTACGTCTGGTTTGGGGAAAAGCTCGGGCTTTCGCTCACGTTGATCCCCACCGCAGGCAGGCCCAGCTCCTTCAGGCGGTCCACCACGCCAGCGCCCAGACCGATGCTGTCCACCATGATGGACTCGGGCTTCTCCTGCTCCTGCTGCGCCTCGTACTCGGCCACCACTGCGCCGGTCAGTTGCATTAGGTCCAAGTTTCGCCACACCCGGCTGGCCTCGGTCACCGTGTTTCCACGGCGCTTGGTCAGGCTCGAGCTGTCCGAGCCAAACCGTGCCACGTCCAGCCCCCAGATCATGGGCGCGTACTTGGTCGGCTCCACGTCCCGGTTCTTTGCCGCCTCAATCAGCTCCATGGAGATGATCGTGTCGTCGTCCGACCGTGGGAACTCGCCCAGCACGCGGATGCGGTAGGCGTTGCTGTCCTCGCCATACCGGCTCTTCATCTCCTCGACGTACTCAGTAGAAACCCTTGGTGAGTCCTCGCACGACACACGGAACGTCACCCAGTCGCTGGAGAGCCGGTTGTGCGTGTCGTAGAAGAACCCGCTGGAGCGCGTCGGGTTGCCCAGCAGCAGGGTCACCGCGTTGTGGCCGGACATCGACCCGGCTGCAGCCTCAAACACCTGCTCGGGCACGCCGGACGCCTCGTCGGCCACCAGCATCACGTTGTCGCTGTGGATACCCTGCAAGGCTTCAGGCTGCTCGGCCCGTGACGTACGCGCAGAGATGAACATCTCGTCCGGTGCGGCGTTGAACACAATGCGGTCCTGCTTGACCGTCACCAAGTCCTGCAGCGGCTGCGGCATCTGCAGCACCCAGCGCTTCAGCTCCGCGAACATGGCGTCAAACAACTGAGAGCTGGTCGGGGCCGTCACCACCACCTTGACCGGCGAGCGTGTCATGAAGTACCAGAGCATCGCCCACGCACTGGCCGTGGACTTGCCCACCCCGTGGCCGGACCGCACGCTCACGCGCCGGTTGCCCTTGGCGATGGCCATCAGGAACTTGATCTGCCACTTGTCCGGCGTCACACCAAGCACCTCGTCAACAAAGGCCACCGGGTTGTTCTGGTACCTTTCGACCCACTCCTCAAAGACGTTGCGTTTTGTTTGTGTCATAGAAGCGCGGCTCCAAGTTGGTTCAATTGCTCAGTACGACGACTTGTCAGCGTGGCTCGGTGGAGCGCCTCCAATACGGCTGGGTCCACCCTCTTGAACGGCCAGAATGCACTTGGCGTAGATGTGCTCAAGGGTGTGCCTGAGACGCAGGGCTTCTTCAATGGCCGCGTCACGCTGGTTCCTGATTTGCTTGTTTTCATGCTGCAGGTCTGCGACCAGTAGGTCGAGTTCTCGTTCGTTCATCGTGTTCTCCATATTCAATGATGTTGGTCAACCGGGTGATCCGCTCTTGGTGATATTGCGCCATGGACCGAGCGTACTCCTCGGCGCTGTGCGCCTTGAGCAGCTCGCGCCGTGCCTGTTCCAGCTCCTCTGTCACCATCTCGTCAGCAGTTGGTGGCTGGAAGATGTTGATGAAGTCAGCAAAGATAGTCTTGATCATGGTGCTGGGCAGTCCTTCGGAATCTCGGCCACGCAGTACACAGCCACGCTTGGGACCGCTCGGCCCGACACCCCATCGGTGTTGGCCGTGTAGCCGCTCACGTACACGTCCACCATGCTCTTGAGTACCGCACGCACCCGAGACGGCCCAAGGCTCAGTGCCGACGCGATCTGCGTCACGGTCTGCCCTTGGTTCTCTCGTAGGTGGTTGCGGATCACCTCGTCCGTATGTATCGCCATTACTTGGCCTCCTTTTGTTGTTGTGGCATTAGGTCTTGGTCAAAATACTGGCCCAGCAGCAACGCC